AGGACATCTGCAATTCTCCCGTTGCTTTGATTTCCATTTCTTTAAATGTTCCGTAAAGAATTGTGCAATCATCACAACGCGAATCAATGACATCAACAATGTCCTGCAACTCACCCTGTTTTATATTACAAAATCTACAAAGGATATCTTTCATATAAATTCAGTATTTTGCGCGACTAATGTCCGACCTCCAGAACCTCCTCCACCGCCGCCTCCTGAATCATTTGTTCCCGATGAACCGTTAGAACCATTAGAACCAGCGGTTCCGCCACCTCCACCTGCTCCGCCAGTGCCAGCACCCGACCCACCGGCCGCAGCAGACCCTCCTGATCCGCCAGTATTAGCCAACGAACCTCCTCCGCCGCCGTTGCCTCCTCCTCCATCATCCACTCCAGCATCCGTATTACCCGCAGTTCCACCCGTGCCCCCAGTTGCGACAGAAGTTCCGGAATCTGCAGTCAAACTGTTATAAAGAGCTAAAAACGAGCCTGACGCGCCGCCGCCGCCTCCACCACCAGATGTATTCACAGCTCCTCCAGAACTCGCTGAACCATTTCCACCGTTTACTGAAATTCCTGAAGCAGTAGTAAAATTCCATGCTCCTCCACATTCAATAATCAATGCTCCTCCTCCTCGTCCCCCATCTCCGCCATTACTGGCAGCGGACGTGCTCTCGCCTCCACCTCCTCCAGAACCAGGGACAATACGAATTATTTTCCCATAAATAGAGTTCAAATAATCAATAGCGGTTCCGCCAGCGCCGACTCCCGTAGATTTTCCGCTAGCTCCTGCATTGCTCGATTGTATGGTGCCTATGCCGTTAGTGCCGATGTCTCCATTTGACGCGCCACCAGACCCCCCGGCACCGCCTGCCGCCCCCATAGATGAAGCGTCAATAATTGTAGCTGAAGCAGTGAGGGTTATATCTCCTTGAGATTTCAAAATTATCATTGTTCCGTTAGCGTGAGGATTTGAAAAAGCTAACTTGCCAGTGGAGGTAATTGAAATTGAAGTATAATTTTTAACAAAAACTTGAGCGGAAGCCGCGCTCAAGGTTGTAGTGCCAGAAGTAAGTGCCAAAGCTCCATCCGCACCCGTTCCGCCAAATTTGGTTATGAGCGAACCCCCTTTGTAAATATCAAAAGTTGAAGCTGAATTGTCCCATTTTGCATAATTGCCCGTCGCATCATCCCCCATAATCACATCTCCTGCATCGCCGCCAGAAATAATCACTTCAAAGATTACATTCCCAGCAGAGTTAATCCCTTGAAATGCGGTTGAAGTCATAACAAAACGCGTTCCAGAGGAAGCAGTTTGTAAAGTAGCCCCTGTAACTGTGCCTGCTGTAATCGTGCCGAGATCAGCAGCAATGGCAGATAGTTGAGAGACAGAAAGTTTATCTGAAGTAATTGTCGTTGCGGCAATCTCATTTGCAGTTATTGATCCCGCTACGATATTCGCCGCATCAATGTTGTAAGAATTATTATTAAGAAGCATAAAAACTGCTTCCGTTGCTCCATTCTGACAAATTGCAATAAGAACTTTGCCATTGCCGATTGCTGTCGTTGCTGTCGTCGTTGATTGATATGCAGTAGTAGAAGCTGCAATATCCAAATAAACGTAAGTCTTTGCAGCCATGTTGCCGGTGTTTCCAGCGGAGATGGAATAAGACGTCCCATCTGAAGCCGTAAATGTTCCAGTGCCCCAAGCAATCGTATTTAAATCAGTTACGGTAAATGCGGAAGTTTGCGTCCATCCGCGTAAGGCTAGGTTAGCGGCCGCTGAAGCAACTGAAGCCGCCGTGAGATACTGTCCATCGATTGATGAAGATGCTCCTGTTGTTAAAGCACCTGTGATTGTTGCCGAAGTAGCCGTAATAGCTCCAGCCATTGAAACTCTAAAGGGCGCGGAAGCAAAGGTCGCATTACCAAGATAAATCCCGTTCGCGTCAGCTTTAAAAATGCTGTTTGCAGAACCAATAGACATCGTAACTCCCGCTAAAGAACCCGCAGTTATAGTCCCTACATTCGCAGAGATAGCAGAGAGGTCGGTTACATTCATCTTCGCCGCAGTGATAGTTGTTGCCGCGATGTTTCCCGCAACGATAGATAGCGCTCCGATGTTTGCTCCGTCAATAAGAGGTCTCCCAGCGCCATAGGGGATATAAGAAGCAGTTACGGTATTATTTTGAGCCGTCCCAATAAGTCTTTTATTATTTGCGATAGCTGTTGAATATGTTGTTGTGGTTTGTAAAACAGTTGAAGATACTGCGGGATCAAGGTAAATGTAAGTAAGTGCAACCATGTTTCCCGTATTCCCAGCTGAAATTGTAAAAGTCCGTCCATTTGAGAAGATAATTGTTCCTGCAGCCCAAGCTATCGTATCCGCATCAGTAACTGAGAATACAAGGTCGTGAGAACATTCCATCAACGAAATGTCAGTTGAAGTGTTGTTCGCGATTCCGCTAATCGCTACGCTTGTGGAGAGAACAACACTTTTAAATGTCGCTACTCCAGCCGGAGTAATGTTCCATAAAGCGCTTGCTTCGTTCGCGACATTCGCGCCGCCAAATATAGTTCCATCTGATTTAATATGCAGCGATGCGGTAGTCGTAGTATCGGGAATATCAAGCGAAAGGATAGCTGTTGAAACGTTGATCTCTGCGGAAGATGGGGTTAATTGCCAGCCCGAACTGCCTGAAACAAAGTTAGCGCTTTGAAACCTGCCCGAAACAAGTTTTTGCTGTCCTGCGGTCTGGGTGCGCATTTGTGAGCCAATCATATCTAAAATATCACTCTCAACTAAAGGCGGTGTTTCAATCGGCAATTTGTAAAGTTTTAATTCACTAGACTGTTTCATCTTCTTTGATATCCACATCTATTAAAATCGGGAAAGCCACAGGCAAGGGATTTGTATTTGTCCATGCTAGTTCCAGTAAAAAATTATTCTGCCCTATGTAATCTTTAAGTTCAGTTCCTTTATAAATCACCTTTCGTTTAGAGGAGTAATTTGTGTTGTTGATTGCCGTAGGGGATGAATTTGAAGATAAATCGTCAAAATAAACTTTTGGCGTGATAGTGGTTGTTGAATTTACCGCTCCCGCCAAAGGGATGGATATTTTGGTGATATTAAATTTAGTTCCAATATTAAACATCCAGCGCATTATTGAGGCCAAGGTAGCTGTTGTGGAATACTGGTCTATGCCCCTAGTCGTCCCATCGCGCCACGAAACCACAAGTTTTGGAGTTATATTCGAGGACTGTAAAACGTATTTTAAAGCGGTTACGTTCGGCAAAGTTCCTGAAGAAGAAGTTTTTGATATGTTATGCAGTCCTGCCGGAAGCCGCGCATTTTTTGATCCCCAAGCGAAAACCACCGCTCCGACCGCCGGAAACGTAGAAAATCCTCCCCAGACAATTCTGTTCCCCAAAGCGTCCACCGCACCCGCGAAAGGAGGCAGTCCTTCTTCTTGATAAACAATTTCCCTGACTGATTCTCCTCCGATATATTGAGATAATCTAACCCCATTTTGAGCATTGCCAGACCAGATATGAATAAAACCATTACTATTTAAGCAAGCTGTTGCCAAAGGATCAGCTAGAAAAACCGGCCCCAAATAAAAAGAAACAGTATCAGTCGGATCCCAAAGAACAAAAGCAGATTTTCCTTGATTAGTTGTAACGTCAGTGGTGTAAATACCCAATATAAAAAGAGACGTTCCGGCACTATCAATATCTGTCGGATAAAACCCAAAAGGGAGATCGAGGGCATTGTAAGCGGAAACAACCGTAGTTCCATTAGTATCTCCCTCGTTAGTTACCCTTTTAGTGTTTATTCTGTGAATAATCCCTTGTCCGTTTATAAAGTCAGCAAAATATAACGAGCCGTCCCCGTGAACATGAGCAACGTGATTCGGCAAATCTACGCTTCGCAGAGTGGGATATTTCGTATTAGTAAGGGCTGTTTGAGACCCAAGCGTTGCTCCCTTCCATACATTGTCAGTTATCAAAGATGCGTCGCTGCGATTGACCACTGCTACGCCCGTAGAAGTATCGGTAATCGCTTCATTGTCTGAAAACTTCCCCGTGATATTTGAAAGAGTAAGAGTGCCAGTCGCGCCCGCGTCCACATCGGCCGTGATAACTCCAGTCGCGCCGGAAGTGCCTCCGGTTACAGTCAATCCAACAGTAAAATTTCCCGACTGTCCATCGTAAGGAAGGGTATTAAGAGGCCCGATTCTTGAAACATCGTCTTTGGACGTTCCCGTCCCAAAGACATAAATATAATTATTATAGTATTCTCCCCAGACTGCGTTTGATCCTGCCACCGTGCCGATCAAGATTTCGCCAGCGAGCGCGGAAGTAAAAGTTACTATTCTGCCATTGGTTTGAATCGTCCATAAAAGATTATCTTTCGGATTAGTAATTTGCCGAATAATAGGGGAAGTGACATTAGTCGAAGTCAGAGCCGCAGACCCCACGGGAACGGCAAAACCCGAAGTCCGAACATCCGTGCTTAAAATAGGCAAATCGCTGTCTATCGCAATCGAACTGTTATAACTATCTTCGGCTCCAAAGTATTGTGAAGGCGATTGACCTCGAAAAATGGAGTTTATTGTGAGTGTTTTTATCAAAGTTGCACGCGAAGATTAGGGTTAGTAATTTCTTCCTCGCCGCCATCGTCTAAAACAACATTTGCTTTACTGCCGTGATCGCGCACCATTTGAGCATATCCGTCCTCAAACATTTTTCCATAGAGTTCCGCTTTGGCCACATTCGGATCAACTGAAGTGAAATAAATTTTTAACGCGTCATAAACAGGAAGCATATCGTGCGGTTCGGGAATAAGTGAAACTTCCCCCATTGTGTAAGCCGCCGCATTTCCCGTAGCAATGGTCGTGCCTCCATAAGGTCTTCTTAAAATAAGCACTGTAGCGGAGGAAACCGAAGCAATCTCATACCAATAACCATCGCCAGAAGTAGCGGCAAGATTAGTTGGAGTTACTTTCAGCCATCTTCCTGCCATCGGTGAAGCCCATGCTGGAGTTCCCGCGCCCGTAACTGAGGTAGAGCCATTTGTGATAATGTCTATATTTCCAGTTGTATAATCCGCGATAGAGAGGTCTTTAGCTATTCTGCGGGCGTTTATAGTAACAATACTGTCTGCCGTAGAGGGTTTGGGATAAAATTGAACTGTCCCATCATAAATAAAATAATGAGTAACTGCGTCTCCCGTAATTACAACCTCGTTTAAGCGATCCCACTGTTGCCTAGTAGCAACTTCTTTAGGCAGATAACGATAACTTCCTACAGTGATATACACGCTAGAGGGCTTTGTCGTATAAGCAGGCAACATATAAGTAGAGGTAGTAACCGTGTGAGTGCCAGATTGCGTTCCTGAAGTGTTTACTGCCGAGCCCCCGATGGAAGTCGAAACCTGAAATGCGTCAGCAGTAAGTCCTGCGGTGATGATGTAATAAGCCGTTCCGGCAGTAAGTCCGGTCGGCAAAGCGCCGGTAGTTGCGAAATAAACTACGCTATTTAAAGCGAATCTGTGAGCAGTAAGAGAAAAAACTCCTGGTGAAGCAATGGTAACTGTAAAAGTATCAGCAGTTGTATTTAAAGTATATTGTCTATCAAGAAAATCCCAATCTCTCGCGCTTATAATTCGCTTCTCCGACATATTCAAAAGAGAGTCAGCCAAAGTTAAGGTGGCCGCCGCGCTGTTTGAGGCTAAGTCTCCAAAACGGTTTCTCCTTGTAGTGTAAGTTTGGATAAAAGTTTATTTAATTGATAATTGTTTTTCCACTTGTTTTTCCTCAAGTTCTTCAAGAAAAGTTTCACGGAGCTTTAGTTTCTTATTAGCTTCAGAGATTTGATATTCTTTTTCCAGCAATTCATCTCTTTTCGCAATCAATCCGTAATATAATTCTTTTTTTTGCGTAATCTGTGTTTCAATTCCAGCCAGTTCTTCAAGAAGTTTTGACTTCTTGGCGAGAATCTCTTTGCAAAAGTCCTCGAAATCCTTGAGTTTTTTGAGCTTTTCCGGTTCATAGGTTTCCCTAACGGTATTTAATTTTTGAGTGATGTTTTGCCAAAGCTGGCGGAGCCGAATGTTCGTTCCAATGAGTTCGTCATTTTCCCGCTTCAAGTCGAACTCCGCTACAGTTTTGGACAATAACCTCATCTATTTTCTTTTTTCGCTACAAATTCCGACCATACGCTGCCATTCCCCGCTCCGGGCGGAATAGAGAAAATAGCTCGAACATATCGTGTCGGAGTTTTTATCGTAATCGCGCGAGTTGCAACATTATCTGGGTTCGGTGCATTGCCTCCTCCTGCGTGAGTTGATGAAGCGAATGTGTGTAAGAAAGACTGCTTAACCCCCAATGAAGTAACGGGTGTAGTTGATGCAAGATCGTCTAACGATTTCGAATACCAATCTGAATTATTATCCGAATACTCTATATCTATCCTTAACTGTGAAAGAGTAGAAGAAGCATTGAAGTTATAAAGAAGAATTGCTGAATCTGCCGATAAGCCTCCATCGCATTGGGTATCGAATGAACTTGTGGTGGTCGCCGCGCCTGGAGTCATAAGGGATACAGTTGTTGTGGCAATGGAAACTCCGCAATTATCCGTAGCAAAACTTCTCAAGAATTGCGAGGGATTCGCGACCGCGTATCCTACCAAAAAGACAAAGGACGCGATAAGAGCTATTACTGCCGTTCCTAAAATATACTTTCGATTATTCATTTCTTTTTCTTAGCCGCTAAATCAGGAAATTCTACTTCGACTTTTTTTGGCTTCTTTACTTTCGCTTTTTCGTTAATTTGAAGGGCTTCCGATGGGGTCACCGCTTCGTCTGTTGGGTAGCACATCGCTGTCAATCGCGCCCGTTCTCGAACATTGCTCGTTATGAGATTTAGACGGTTCATTTCTCTATCTACCAAATGTTTAGCGAAATGTTCCGCCTTACCGCTCTCTAAGAAGATTTCCATACCCGCCTTGAACTCATGCGGTATTCCGTCAAACTTCCAAGTAAAATCGGTGTCTGTGAAATTTTTGAATCTAACTGCTGTTTCCGTTGTGGCCATATTTTTTGCAGAATTTGAGGCACCTGCAAGCCTTTTTATGAATAAACCTTACAGGTCGTAGACCTATGGCGGTTTTTGAAAGATAGAACCGCCAAACTATTAACGCTAGTCTATTGTCAAGAAAACAATGCCAACGTCAGTTGTCGCAATACCTGTTAGGGCGTAACCAATTGAGGATTTAATCCCATCAACTGCTGCTGTTCCTGCGCCAGTCGTTGTCGCAAATAATGGCATAACATTATTGCCGACAGTCATTGCTGTCGAAGAAAGCACTGGGGCTGGGCCATGCGTAGCAAGCCACCCATACTGGGATGCCGTAATAACGTGTGTCGCTACTCCAACGGGGCAAGAAGTTGCCGCTCCTGCTGGGGTAACAATGACTCCCTTATAAGGATTTGGATGACAATCAATTTTGACTGTTCCAGTCGTCGCAACCGCGATCGGGTCATCGAGAGTAAAGGTTACCACCGCTGCTGATGCCGCGGGGTGAGATTTAATCCGATAAATCCGTCCTGAACCCAATGTCGCCGAAACGATTACAAGATACCCTCCCGCCAAATCATCGGCAGAAAGAGTAACTGTTGTTGTCGTAGTAACTGTCGTGTCGCCAACCGAGTTAACCGCAACAGTCAGATTTTGGAAGTTTGTCGCGTCTTCCGCGGGCGACTGGTAAATTTTACCGGCTACCGTTGCCGTAGTCCCTACTTTGCAGTAACGGAACCCTCTACCGTCAGATGTCTCCGCGTAAGCGCCCAAAGTGTGCTGTTGCGTAGAAGAATCAACGAGAAGGTCTTGCCCTGAAATCTGCGTGACTGAACTTAATGATGTTTTTCCCATAATACATTTTCTAATTAACTAATAATTTAATCCGTATCTATAACCCAATAATTCGTTGAAGAACTGTAACCTGCTATGGATGGGTTTCCGTTCACTCCAGTTCCATTGAACATATTGATCGTGATATATCCAGATGTTGAGGAAGCCTTTGCTCCAACTATCGTCCAGCCGGAAGAACCAAGAATACCAGTTCCTGTTGTAGTTCCAACTGAAGCAAAAACAATATCGCCTGAAACTACACCAGTTATAGCGCAATCGTATGCGGCTGTTGTTGAAGCGGTTACTGCTGTTGCTTGAACAATCATATTACACGTTCCCGCAGTCATTTCTGCGTTATCCGAACCATTCGCTCCAAGCTGGAAGTTTTTTTCCGAGTAATATCCTCCATTGTATTGGACATACGGAATGTAATTCTCCGCGAGCAGACCACCTGCCGCACCTAAAAATCTAGGTAGGTTAGTTCCCGTAAAGAATACTGAATAAACTCCAAGAAGCAAGCCTACTACCGCTATCACTCCGATTATTTTGTTGTTCATGTTTGAGAGTTAGCCAGTAATAGTTAAACCGATGTAATTCCCGTCAATTTTCCGTGTCTTTTTGGGTTCTGTGAGATAAGTTCTCCGCCCAAGTAGATGTGTCCTACGATCGAGGCAGAGTTTGTTGGTTTTATCCAATCCGACCAGCTAAAGCCAAGTCCTTCCACATCCGAGTAATCGTTTCCTTCAATGTCTTGAGAGCGATATTTAATTGGCGAGGTCATTGCCACTGGCAACGCATACCAATCAATAAAGTCCTCGTTCACAAAGTAAAGAATCTGCGCAGTGGATTTTTCGTCAGCCAAGATAGGAAATCCTTTGAAGAATAGACCCGTAAATCCCGTGCCTCCGATCAAACCTGTTCCTGCTTTCCCCATGTTTCCCGTTGCTTTCATCATCGGGACAGTCTTACCGATTTGTTCTTGGGGTTGTAGAAGCTGTTCATACAGTGAGAAAACTGCCTCTGTGCAAAGACCAAGAGTAGGTTTCTGCGCTCCGGAAGTAACTGCGTTGTAAAGCGTAGACATCTTAGAGAGCGAGAGCGTTCCAGAGGACGCGGTTACTGTTGATTTCAGGGTTGTGTAAGTTGTGCGCGAGAGCGTTCCGTAAGTTCCAGCATTGGTTCCATCATCTACGATGGATTCCAAGCCTAAGAAATCTTTTCCAGCGCCCGTTGAATAGAAAAGAGTGCCAATATCATCGGCCATGTCTTGAGCGGTTGAAGCCATCTCGAGTTTAGCCAAGTCGATTACTTTCTCTTCCGTAGCGTTGCCTGACAATTCGTCAAGCGGAAGCGCTACTGTCATTTGATAGAACTTCGGCACGAACTCAAGATTAACTCGATTGTCCGTGGCTGAAGTCGAGAAGGTGTCAAAACCAGAGAAAGATACGCCTGTTACATTTTTAGCGTATTTCACTGGGAACTTCATCCTCTCTCCGCCAAATTTGCTTGCTCGTGAGAGCACGCGAGTTGCAAATACATTCCCGTTAAGGATCGTATCGACAACTTTTGGCAAAAGTTTACTTTGAGTCGTTGTAGTGACTCTAGTTCCTAATGCGGCCATAAAAAAATAAATTAGCTTATAAATTAGCCCATGACGTTTTTCTCAATTCAGGCGTCGTCATGTAATCTTTCGTTTTTGGTTCACCTGAAGTTTTTAGCGTAGCGTCGGCGAGTTGTTTGCGAGCATTGGAGTGTGCGGGATCTTCTTTCGGTTTCAATGCTTCGTATATTTTGTATCCCTTTTGGAAATCAAAGTTATTGTTTTCATCAGTGGGACGATAATCGAGCATTGTTTTAATCAATTCGTTGCGGTCGAACTTCGCTCCAGTGGCTTCAAGTTTGGCGATTTCATCTTCCACCCACTTATTCCACTTGGCTGTTTCGGCAGTTTGCCTGCTTTGGGCTTCTTGTTGCCGGGCCAGAATCCGCGTCTCAATTTCTTGTTCCTTTGCTTGCTCATGCTCCTGATACTTTTGCCACGCTATTTCGTTATCTCCATAAAGTTCCTTGAACCATTCAGGCACTTTCGCGTTTGATGGTTCAAATCTTTTAGCGTTTTCTTCTTGAAGATTTTTAAGGTCAGCGATTTCTTTCGCATTAGCCTCTGCTCCTTCTCGGAGAATCTTTAACTCGTTTTCTCTTTCGATCCAACGAGGGTGCTTATGAAACGGAACTTGATCTTCTGGGAGTATATCGCCCTCCTTTGGCTTATCCGCTTCTGGTTTGATTTCGGGTGGCGACTCCGGTGGAGTTTCCTTCTCCATATCCTTAAAAGGGTCTTCGCCCTCTTTTTGGATGTCCGCCAAAATTTCTTCTTTCATACTTTCGCAGGTTGTTTTTTGAAGGGAAACCGCCGAGCGAAAACCCTATATTAAGTTGTTAAAATGTAATCTTTCTTTTTCCTACCCCCATTACTGCTGGAGCAGGAAAAGGCTTCATTTGCGGGGTTTGTGGCATTTGAGGCATTTGGGGCTGTATTTGGGACATTTGCGGAGCTTGTGGTATTTGCGGAGCTTGAGGCGTTGGAATTGTCGCTCGTAAATTTTGTGGATACTGGGGATTAAACGGAGATAATTGACTTGTCGTATCGAATTGGGGAGGGGCGGGAGCAGGAATTGGATTACCTAACGCGGGATTTCCTTGTGCTTGAGAAGGCATACCATTTGGGTTGCCTTGCGGGACAGGATACCGAGGAGAATTGAAGGGTTGGATAGTCGCCTCTGGCCTATTGGGAACTTGCGATCTTAGGGCTTGAATTTGTCTCATTAAATTTTCCCTCCAATCACTTACCTGATTGCGCCAATCACCGACATTATTCCGAAAATCGTTTCTATATTGTCCAAGATTATTATTTTGATCCATCATTTTTTCAATAATCCCTGTAAAGCTATCTTAGCAACTTCATGTTTTCTTCCAGTTTGATCTTTTTGAGCCTCGACCTGAGCTTGTTGTTGTGCTTGCTGATTTTGTTGTTGAGCTTGTTGCTGTTGTTGTTCCATCATTTGTTGCTGTTGTTGGGCTTGTAAGTCAGGAAAAAGGGCTATAGGGTCGGCTTTCCACAAAAAAAGATTTTTAGCCGCTTCTCTGGGATTCGGAAATTCCAAGCGGTCAAAGAAAGTAATCGGATCAATGCCGCCAGCGCCCCATAAAGCTACAGCTTCGTTTCTTTGATTAACCGGATCGTGCGGAATCATTGAACCCTCTTTTACTCCGACTAAAAGTTTAGAGCCAAAATCAGTATTAACCAGTTGGATATACTCTTGAGCGCGTTCCTTTCCTAACACTGTCGCCATGTGCGGTTCGTCATAATAGACATACATAAGTTGGACAAACCAATTAAAGACATTGTCTGAAAACTGTTCCAAGTAAGTCGAGATGCCTCCGCCAATACGGTCTGAATCCTGTCCTTTGATGATTTTCTTTCCTCCCACAGTTTCTTCGGCAATAGTGCCTTGTGGAGTTGAACCCCTAGTTCCAAAAATGTTTCTTAACTCATTTCGGTAATCAATAAGCGACTCATAAACAAAATTAGGAAGCGGCTCACCAGATAAGTTTTTAACCGCAGAGTCGATTGGGCCGGTAGGAACCCAAATCACTCCTCCATTTCGTTTAGCTTTGGCGGCCATGGCAGCTTGTTTTTCAGTAAAAGCATCTCCAGAAACCGCCAATCCTCCGTTAGCGTTATCGGCATTTTTATCTATTTGAGTTAGGCGTTTGTTTATTAAGTCCTGCAAGGGTAGGTTCTGTTGAACTAAATTCGTATCATCGTGAGGGTGCTTTCCAAGATTGAAGATCGAAAGAAACACATAAGGTTTCTTTTTGTTTTTGAAATGGTTTTTGCCCTCGATTGTTTGAGTAATTGGCTTGCCGGTGATGGGATCAAGGGGGACTTGACCGGTAAATGGATCGGCGGGTAAAGATTGTTCTTGCTCATAATTCCAATGTGGATTCTTATTTTTAGCCAAAACCTCATCACCTAGCGTCCAAAACACATAATCATCCGTAGTCCACATGATATATTGGATCATTGTCCCCATCTTTTCTTGGACTTTATCCTTAATAAACTTCAATTTTTTAGGAAATCGAAGCACTAAATCAGAAGCCATATCTTCAAGATATTCTCCGATATAATATCCTTGATATTCACATTCTTCGATAATGGCTTTGGGGTCTAAAATAAGTTTTTGAGGCCTAATGGCAACACAAGTAATATCGTTTTGCTTCATAGACCAGCCGACTTTCATTACCCCAAGCATGTAAAGCGCCCAATAACGGGCAACTTGCTTCATTTTTAGGTTGTAAGCTAGAATATCCGATACATAAATAAGCATTTTCCGCACCTTGTCGGCGATGGCGTTGCCCATTTCAGTGTTATCTGATGAAACAAGTGGATCGGCTTTTGGGCGAGTGGCGATAGGTAAAAAGGTTTCTAAAGACTCGAAAATAAGGTTATCAACAAGCGGTCTTTTCTCTTGAGAGGCGCTAAATTGCTGTCCCAGCCAGTAATTCTCATTGTCTAACTGCTTTTTTTCAATCTCTTTGGCGTAGGGTTCCCATATCTTCAGCCAGTCTTGTTTAAGGGAAATAAGCTCATCATCTGGCATCGGCAAAATCAATTCCGGCAAGAGTTCAGACACAACAGCCAGTCTTGTTTAAGGGAAATAAGCTCATCATCTGGCATCGGCAAAATCAATTCCGGCAAGAGTTCAGACACAACACCGGTGTCAGTTTCTCTAACTTTGTTTGTGTCCTTACTTAAACTATAAAATCCTTCTAATAATGCCATATAAAAACAAGGCAAGCCGTAGCTTGCCCTTCCGTTATTTGGATTGAGCTATTAAATTATTTTCTATTATACAGTATTTTCCTTTGTCAAACTGTGTATAACCTTACCTCGTTTAAATGAAATAACCCTTTTTTCAATTTGAGTAAGTGTTCCCTCGGAATCAAAGTTTAAAGTAGCCGATCCATTTTTAATTTGAAAAACACCTGCTTCGTAGAGAGTATTAAAAAGCACTGCTTCGCGCACTGGGAGATCTACTTTAACCAGTTCTGCGCCAATCATTTTCTTCACGTTCGGGGTAAGTAAATTTTAATGGAGGCTTCCACGGCATTGTATCATCGGGCGCAATAGGATTTGAAATAGGAAAATTAAATGTTTCTCCAGAAAATATCTTTCCACCATCGTTTTTAAATCTGTCCATTCCAACCCTGAAATAAAGCGAGGCGTGACAAAAGTGATCCATGCCATTTGATGACTCCCATACACTTTGAGGCACACCTAATGTATCGAGTTCAGTTACCTTATAAAGCGTATCCCAGTGAGAAGCAAATTCAGCCCAATCGTCTTGCGTGCCTTGTAAGGGAATTTTCCTGCCCGCAAAGTCGTCAATAACCATCTGAAGCCCTCGGTTACGGTCTACGGTTACGTTGCCAGCCTCTTCGTTCTTTCCCCAGCGGATGATTTGAAAGGTCTTTCTGTCGCGGGCATAATGGCAAAGAAAAACTCGCCCGGGGTATTTTTCTCTTAATCTGCGGGGTTCGGTAAGATCAGGTAAGGCATCGATAACCGCTATAGACCTTTCGTATTTCTTGAGAAGCGAGTCAATTTCCGACCAGTCTTGGGCGATACCTGCGTAAAAAAGGCCGTCTCTATTGCCGAGGACGTAATGTTTTTTAAGTCCCGAGTCGCATCCGATAACGACCCTCTCTTGATTGTTGATTTCGTTTGTGCAATTTCGATAGATAATATCGGGAGTGACTTGATTCCCCTCCCCCACATATGGGAGGCCGAGGACAAAGTTACTGAAATACTCGGCGCTTTTTGTTTCGTAGTATTTTATTATTTCCTCCGCAGTAATCCACGGGGCCATCAAAAGACTAATCCAGTAGCCGGAGTATTCGCGGTCTTTGAATTTTTTAATCCACCGTCCGACTCGGCGCTCTTCGCGGGTAAGTTGCTTTCCGCAAGATTTGCATTGGAAATATCTATTGCTTGTATCAATACTTTCTGGCCAAGAAAGGTATTGTTCTTTTTTACATCCAGCGCAAGTAATGAACCAGTGCTTTTGATCAGAGCGAGACCAATATCTACTAACGCCATTTCCCTCAACACTAGGATTTGAGAAGTGCCATTCCCATTTATATTTTGAGTGTTGGAGTCTTGAGGCATATTGTTGGATAACTTCTTGTTTGCTTCGGTCTTCTTCATCGTGAATATTGAGGTCGGAGGAAACACCAAGCGCCGCCGTATCGCTCCAAGTGCCCCTGTAGTATCCGATGTTGTCTCCGAATTGCCTTTGTTCGATCGCGTCTTTATCTTTGACATACTCTAATAATATAGGATTATTCGCTATTAGCCGATTAAGTTTTCCACCAATAATCTCTCTCACATCCGTTACTGAAGGCATGGTATAGATAAAATCCATTCGCTTCATCTTGGCAAGCCAAATACTTTTTAATAATGCCATAGTTGTAAAACCGATTTGCGCGGCTTTGTAGCATACTAATTTTGAGGAGTTGTCACTGTAAATATCAAAGAGAAATAAGTGGTCACGAAAATCAAGTAATTCTCCTTTTTCATTTTTGATCTGGTGTTCTTGAAGCCAACTGTGTATGGAAATTTCACTTAGTTGCATCGCTTAGTTTGGCTTTTAGTTTTTCTTCATATTCCTTCCGAATGGCGTCTAAGTCTGAATTAGCCAAAATATCAAGGCCTACATTGACCTGTAACGATTTAGATTCAGTGGGGGCGTATGATCCCTTAACTTTAAATACTTCTCTGGCGGCGCTT